AGCAAGTACCTGATGACTCCCAAAGAGCTTGCTCTCCTTTTTCAGAAATTAGAGAAATCAAATTCTGTTCTTCGTGAGATAGCCAAGACTGATCTTGGCCAAAGCGGAGAGTTAGCGAGAAAACAACTTGGAATCGAATGAATCAATCAAAGATCGACCGTGCGCGTGCGTGGCTTAGAAACACCCCAGGAGCCGTCGCTGGTCAAGGCGGTCATAACGCGACCTTCGCAGTAGCAACCGCGCTCATACACGGTTTTGAGCTTAATGCGGGGGATGCGGAGTCGCTCCTGCACGAGTACAACGCGAAATGCCTCCCACCATGGAAGCCGCATGAACTAGCCCACAAGCTCGATCAGGCGTCCAAGGTTCCGCACGACAAGCCGCGTGGCTGGCTTCTCGAATCGAATTCCGGCATGGGGCAGGGCGGAACTCCAGTATCACCCACCGGCAAGTTCGTGGTGCGAAAGATCCAAGCAATTCCGCAATCGGACTTTCGATTTTCAACCATAGATTTCTTAAAAGCCTGCTTTGAACCAGATGAAGTTGTCTGCATCTGCAACGACATCGTAAGCGACGACGAAGGTCGGACTCGGCCAAACTCCAAGGGTACATTCCTCAAGCGCGACGAATGGATTAAGAACCATTTCACGCCGCCCATCAGCGCCATGTGGAACGGTCCTGACAGCCGTGGCGCATACGTCCGTGTCAACCCATGCTTCGATGAGAGTGGTTCTGATTCCGGCGTGGCAGCGTTCCGCCATGTGCTGGTCGAGATGGACGAGAAGACCAAGGACGAGCAATGGACAATCCTCAAGGAGTCGAAGCTGCCGATGTCCGTCGTCATCGATTCCGGCGGCAAGAGCCTGCACGGCTGGGTACGAGTCGATGCGGCGAACAAGGAGGAATGGAGCGAGCGTCGTGATGTCGTCTATCGCCAGTTAGAGGCTCTCGGCATCGATCCGAAGAACAAGAACGCAAGCAGGTTCAGCCGGTTAGCCGGTGTGATGCGCGATGGCAATGAGCAGAAGCTGTTGGCCATCAATGTGGGTGTCGTGAACTGGGATGCGTTCACGGACTATCTGGAGTCGCAGGACATGCCTCAGGAGTTCTCGCTCGATAGCATCATCGAGTACGACCCGAAGAATGATCCTGACAATCTGATCGGCGACAGGTGGCTACGTCGCGGATCTTCGCTTCTCTTCGTAGGCCAAAGTGGTTGCGGTAAAAGCTCAATGGCCGCGTATCAGGGGATGAAGTGGGCGTCCGGCGAAGCATGGTTTGGCGTAAAGCCCGTCCGGGCGTTAAAAGTGGCTTACATTCAGGCGGAAAACGACATCGCCGATCAGCATGACGCACTCAAGGGGGCGGCTCAGATGACGTTTGGAAAGGAGAACTGGGAGCGAGGATTGCGGAGCGTTGACATGCTCTTCTTCCGCGAAACGGTCCGAACCGGAACAGACTTCGCCACAATGCTCCGCCGTCTCGTTCGCAAGACCAAGGCGGACGTGGTTTACATCGATCCACTGCTCTCCTACATGGGTGGCAATCCTGCGGACATCGAGGTCTGCGCGAACTTCACGCGGCATCTGCTCCAGCCGATTATGATGGAGACGGGCGTTGTCCTAGTACTCGTCCATCACTTCCCGAAGCCGAAGGGTAAGGATGACAAGCCTGAGAGCGTGGCAGATTTGGCCTACTCAGGATTCGGATCGTCCGATCTTACGAACTGGGCGAGAGAGGTGATTGTGATGAAGGAGGTTGGATTCAACAATCCGCGCAAGTTCATGCTTGGCATGGCAAAACGGGCCGACCGTTCCGGCATGACTGACAAGGACGGAAAAGTCACCGGATCAATTATGATCCAGCGTGGTACGGGCGGCGACATCTCATGGAACTACGCGGAGCCTGAGAAGTTTGTCGTCGATAAGGAGTCGGTTAGTAGGAAACCGTACTCCAAAGGGAAATATCCTAGGCGTTAGCCTTCTCACGCTCAGCACGGCGACGACCTTTGGCAGCAAGAGACAAAAACCGCTTCTTGCCGTATTTTTTCATGCCGATTGCGGCGGCAAGTGCCTTCGGTTCTCTCACACCTTTCTTTTCAAGACTGCCGATCAGCTTCTCGTAACGACCTCCACCGCCAAGTTTCATCTTGTCCATATCAGTCAGAGTTAATGTTTACCGACGAAATCACCATGCTTTGCACGACCAGAATCGCGCCGACAGCTTGCTTCCAGGCGTATCGCAATTCATCCGCGCACGGAAGCTCTTCCGGTTCGCTGGTATGTGCTTCTTGATGGTCATATTCGGATCGCCGTACCTGACCAAAGCCACCTTGCCGTCTTCCTTTGCCAGCACAGCGGACTTCTTGGACTTCCCCGGCGTGGATTTCGGCTTGTTGTAGCCAGAGAATCGCTCACCGCGATAGGTGATACCTTTCTTGGAGAGGGAGGTTTTCATTAGTCGCGGCGACGAGATTGGCGGCGCATTTCTTGAAGTTGCTTCTCTTCAGATTGACCTTCTTCCATCTGCATCATGGCTCGGTCAGTTTCGAGCTTCAGCATTCTCGACCAGTTTCGATTGAACAAGTCGATCTGCTCCTTGGTAAGCTGATCAATCGGAGCGGTAACGGTTTTGACGTATGTAGGCGACTGCAACATTTTTCCGACCGCAGATTCACCGGAACTTCCAATCGCATTAAAGATCATCCTGCGTCCCATAAAACCAAGAATACCTCCCCCAACAACACCGGCTGCGGCTGGGCTTCCAGTTGCCAAGTAAGCAGCCCCTGTCGCTAGGGTTGGAATGATCGACTTTGAAACTAGATTGCCGCTTTCCTTTGATGCCGTGGCCAACTGATCTGCAATCGTGCTGATCTTGTCCACACCACCAGCGCCAAACAACTCGTTGACCAAAGCGTTGTACTCTCCCGGCTTTTCTCCGCCAGCAATCAGCGCCTTCATCTTCGCCGTGTCGATGGACTTCTTGCCGTCAACCAGAGAGTCTTTGACGATTCTACCAAGAACGATGTTCTGAGCGTCGGCCAAAAGATCAGGTCGATTCGCCTTGATGATCCTAGTGAACTCTTCAGCTCTCTTGACTGGATAAACACCTCCGCCCTTAGACTTCAAGAAATCCACAATGTTACCGGCAGGGATGTTTCCGTAAAGCTCGCCACCCCTGATTGCAGAATTAACAACCTGCTGGAAATCAGTGGCAGACTTGGCTTGCTCGGTAACGTAATCGTTCAACTCCCTAAGCATCGACGATGCGTCTGGATTTAAAGCGATTTGCTTCAGGACATCATCGTCAATGACGACTTCTTTTTTTGCCTTGGACTTGATGTCCGCCAGCAGTGAGATGATTTCCTGCTGAGCCTCGACATCCGCAGCAGGTTGACCGAGAACACCCTTAAACTCCCGACCAAGGTTCTTCTTCTGAAAGTCGGCCAACTTGGCCTTCACGCTCTCAACCTCTTTCAGGTTATCTTGAAGCCGCTTCTCAGATCCTGTGATTCGGTTTGAAACATCCTTCTGAAGCTTCTCCGAGTTGCTAGTAAGCTCGGTAAGCTTTGATGTCAGTTTTTCCTGCTCGTTGATAAGCGACGTGTACTTCGAGGCTACATCTTGAACTTGGCCAAGAGCAGGAAAGAATTCATTGGCTACTTCCTTTGAGAGTTCTCCTTGCCCCACTTTTGCTTGAGTCAAAGTGTTCAAGAACTCGACAGGATTCTTACCTCGAATCTGGTTGTAAATGTAGTCCGAAAGGGCCGGTTTCACATCGGTTTCCCAAGTGTCGCCAGCCATGTTCTTCAGAACAGCGAGTGTGGTTCCTCCGCGAGTGCCAACGATTGCTGAAACAGACTCAGGTGCGCCACCAGCCTCGCCGATACTGCGAAGGATTCTGTCAACGTACGCTCCTTTGAAACGCGCAATTCCTTCGGCGTAAGACTTGTTTTGAGCAGCAAGAGCGTCTCTCAACGCGGGGTTGCCATCAAAAGCTTCTGTAATCTGCTCATTGATCTTGTTGAGCTTTTCCCAGCTCTCAAAAAATCCTTGTTGAACAGGCGCATTGAAATCAAACAGCCGGTAGATTTGAGAGCGGATTTTTCGAAGGTCTTCCAAGCTCTTGGTTTCAAGAACCGGATTTCCATCCTTGTCCACTTTTCCAGTATCTATCTGGACAGTTGTCGCTTTGAGTTCTGGCCTGATTTTAGCAAAACCCTCTTCTTGAACGTCTTCGAATTGCTTTCGAACCTTGTTTCCCGCTTCTCCAACGAGCAGGCCTGTTTCAAACGCAGACACTGGTTTGGCAGCGGCAAACCGCTCATCAAACCCCTGCTCGATCTTTTTGACGCTATCCTGAAGGCCAGCGATTTGACCTTCAATTCTAGTCCGATTCGCAACGTCTTCAGCTCCAAGCTGCGCCCTCTGATTGCCTAGACGCACGATTTCATCTTGAAGATCCTGAGCTTCGTTTTGAAGACGACCTTCAGCCCGACGAGCAAAAGCAAGCGCACGGCGATTTCGCTCGTCCTTGAATCCGGCAGTCTTCCTAAGCGAATCATCAATTTTGCGGGTGGCTTGTTCGGTAAGTGCATCGGCTTGTCGAACAACGGATTCAACCACAGCAGGGTTGACATCGGCTTTGCCGGAAAACCTTCCAAGTTCGTCAACAATCGCTTGGGTCAGGTCGTTACCTGAAAGGCCAGACCGTCGCCCCTGAATAACCGACTGCTCCAAAAACGACTGAACGGTATTCTGAAAGTTTTGAATATCTTGAGGCGAGGAGCCTGAAAACGATGGATTGTAAAACGTGTCAGCAACCTGACGCGCAAGCGTAGGATCGATTCCAGACGCATTACCAAGCTCAGCCCTAATTAGGTCAGCTCTATCCTGAAGAAACTTCTGCGTAAACGGACGTTGCATTTCACCGGCAAAAGTTGCAGCGAAACGCTTTGTAGTTTCAATCGGTGTTTTAACTCCACGGCCAATTCGAGTTAAAGTTTCCCACGGTTCAGCAATATCAAACCCTGCTCTCCCTAACGCTCCAGCGCCTCGAACTGCGGTAGATATAACCGGAAACAATGTGCTTCCCATTGCAGTCCTAAGAGCGATTTCGCCTGCGGTAACATCCTCGCCAAGAGATTCAACACCCGCTTGTGCGCCAGCTTGCAATCCTCCAGCAGTCGCCTCACGCCTTGCTTGCGCTCCAAATGTGGCCTGCTGCGGAACTCCAGTTTCACTGGTCAATAACCGACGAACGCCTGTTCCAGTTCCCGGCTTAGCGATGCTAGGAGTGGGGATTGCGGCAGCTCCAATCTGAAACGGACGCATCTTTTCAGGTTCAAGAGTCTGAGCCAAAAGCTCAGAACCAAATCCGATTGCAGCTTCACCGGCAACCGTTTGACCTCCAGGAAGAAAACCAGCGGCCAATGGCGCACCATATCGGACCATGCCACCGAGAACTTTGCGGCCACGTTTGTTTTCATAATCTACAAGGAACGACCGCTCCTTATCCGTGAAATCCTCGTCCTCAAGAGGCTCGTAGTTTCCAGCAACATACTTCTGAAACTTACGCGCACTGTCAGGACCAAGGTAAAAATCAGCCTGCTGAACAATCGGATCTTGAGACTTGAACCGCTGCTGGCCTACTTGCCCAGCTTGAGCAACTGCCTGCTTTGTTGCTTCCGGTGAAGCGAGGGCATTCAGCGATGAAACCATTCCCTGCTCTTCGCGGCGACGCATTTCGCCAATGGTAGCGGGGCCTGATGGTTGTTCGTATTTTGACTTAAAATCATTAACCACAAACTGGATATCCTCCGGCTTTTCACCGTTGGATTCCATTTGCGAAACGATGCCATCTAGTTTCTGACGGTCTTGTTCACTGAGTGGCATATTTT